GGTGGTGGTGTCAGTGCTAGTAACGCTAGCGGTGGTGGTGTAGTTGTTGGAGATGTTGGTGTTGGAGACACTGTTGTATCACTAGAGCCTGATGCAGACTTGTTTGGTACTAACACAGGATTAGAAAGTTCTACGCCTGCGGATAATTCTAATCAAATTCTTATTGGCAGACAAATATGGGATGCTGTTTCGTCAGAACAAGACCCTGTATTACGCGATAGTTTAATCAGAGAATTTGAAACTTTTACAGGCACAGCATACAACCCTAACTCTCGTTATGGTGCTGATCTTTCGAGAGACACACTTAATCTCGACACTGTAGATATTACAGGTACTGGTCAAGTTACAACTCAGACACCACAGCAACAATGGCAGAATGTATTAAATGATCCTAACGTAGACGTTGCAGGTGCTGTAGCTGCTGCTGAGTTAATCTTTGGTAACTCTCCAGAGGGTGTAGCCGCTGTTGCTGATGCAGCTAACAAAGCTAATGTCAGTGCTGAAGAAGTGGCAACTGCTTCAGGGTATAACATAGCTGATATTATAGCTGCTGCTGCGTCTGTTGGTGTTCCCTTCTTGATTGATAAGAAGACAACAGCTACTACAGGAGCTACCACAGGGACTAGCACAGGAGCTACCACAGGAGCTACTACAGGGACTACCACAGGGACTAGCACTGCTACAGGCACTGGTACAGGCACTGTTACTGGTACTGGTACAGGCACTACTACAGGCACAGGTACTACTACCACTACTACAGGTACTAACACTACTACGAACACTGGTACAGGCACGAACACTGGTACAAGCACTGTTGTTAACCCTATCGTTAATCCTACAGTAACACCTACTACTGTCGTTAATCCTGTTGTTAACCCTGTCGTTAATCCTGTTGTTAACCCTGTCGTTAACCCTGTAGTTAATCCTGTAGTAACGCCTAGCACAGTCACTAATGGCACTGACGGCACTGACGGTAAGGACGGTAAGGACGGTGGTGATGGCGGTGACGGTAAAGACGGCAATGATGGTAAAGACGGTAAAGATGGTGCGCCAGGGTTGTTCTCAGCAGCGTCTATAGTTAATAGTATCTTTGCACCAGAGTTATTTAAATCATCAGCAACACTAGCTCCTGAAATTAACACACTCTTTGGTGCTTTTAGAAGGAGTCAAATGCAATGATATACATAGATATTGTTAATAATGTACTACGCAGATTGCGTGAATCAGAAGTACAAACAATAGCACAGACATCCTATTCAAAGCTAATTGGTGACTTTGTTAATGATGCTAAGACTATCGTTGATAGTGCTTGGCGGTGGTCACAGTACAGGGTTGAAATAGCCTTCAACACAACTAACACTGTAGCTACATATTCTTTGACAAACAGTGGTGTTAATCCTGTTGTTGTTAATGCTTTGAATGATACTAATAACATCTTCTTAGAATACAAAAGCCCTACATGGTTTGAACAACAAACAAAGCTACAAGACATTGTCTACGGTGTTCCAGCATTCTACACCTTTGTAGGTGAAGATGGTGGTGGTGATGCTATTGTTAAAGTATACCCAGTACCTGATGCAGCTTATGCCTTAGTGTTTAATGTCATTAAAGACGCTGTAGACCTCACCATTGAAACAAGTAGTCTACCTATACCTCACCAGCCTGTGATTCAACTAGCCTTTGCTATGGCACTACGTGAACGAGGTGAGACAGGTGGACAGAGTGCAGCAGAGCAGTTTGGAGTAGCAGAGGCTTTCTTGTCAGATGCCATAGCCTTAGACGCTGCTAAGAACCCTGAAGAACTTATCTGGAAGACTGTGTAATGGCACAACAACTACAGAGTATTAACATATCAGCTCCAGGCTTTGCTGGCATTAATACGCAGGATAGTCCTATTAGCTTATCCCCTGTGTTTGCTGCTATTGCTAACAACTGTGTTATTGATAAGTTTGGTAGAGTAGGAGCTAGACAAGGTTATACACTAGAGACAACAACTACCAATAGTAATCTTGGTAGTTCAATAGGCATAGAGTCTATCAAAGAATATAAAGACTCTGCTGGTGTCTCTGCAATCTTCACAGCAGCTAACAACAAGATACTCAAAGGTGTTGCTACGTTAGTTGATAAGACTCCTGTTAGTTACACCATCACTGCTAACAACTGGCAGATGGTTAATTTCAATGACAGGATGTACTTCTTCCAGCGTGGCTACGAACCTCTAGTGTACATCGGTTCTACAGATGTCCTAGCTAAGATGAGTAGCGTATCAGGAGCAGCAGGAACACCACCACAAGCTAACACAGCTATTGCAGCCTACGGTAGAGTATGGTGTGCTGACTTCGCTGCTGATAAGCATACAGTGTATTGGTCAGACCTGCTCAACGGAAGTATCTGGACAGGTGGTAGCTCAGGTAATATTGACCTCTCTGAAGTGTGGCCTGACGGGTATGATGAGATTGTCGCCATGACAGCTCACAACGGCTTTCTAATCATCTTTGGGAAGAAGTCTATCTTGGTCTATGCTGGTGCTGAAGACCCAGCGACAATGGTCATAGCGGACGTTATAAACGGCATAGGATGCGTTGCTAGAGACAGTGTACAACACACAGGTGCTGACATATTGTTCTTGGATGCTACGGGGGTTAGAAGCCTCGGTAGAACTATTCAAGAGAAGTCTGTACCTATTGGTGACATTAGCAAGAATGTTAGAGATGAAATTAAAGATTTAATAGCTATATCTTCACAGCCTATTAAGTGTCACTACAGTCCTGAGAATGCTTTCTACTTAGTTACCTTTAGAGAGTCTTCAATTACTTATTGTTTTGATACACGTAGACCTCTAGAGGATGGTAGTTATAGAGCTACAACATGGACAAGCTTAGTACCCTTGTGTTATGAAAGAACATTAAGTGGTATACTATACATAGGTACTTCTGGTGGTGTTGGTAAGTATCAGGGGTATAGAGATAACACATCACCTTACCTGATGAGTTACTTTAGTCATCCGTTAACCTTTGATAATCCTTCTAACTTGAAGTTCTTGAAGAAGGTGTCATTGATTACCATCGGAGGTACTAGCAGTAATGGTATCCTAAACTGGGCTTATGATTATTCATTAGCATACAGCAAACAAGCATTCTCGTTTGTGTCAAGTCTTAATCCCGCTAACTATAACATTTCTGAGTTTAATACAAATGCTGAATATACATTCCCTACAACTATTAATAAACCATCCATTAATACATCAGGCAGCGGTGTTGCTGTGTCAATAGGTGTAGAGGCTACGATAAATAATTCAGCATTCTCCATACAAGAAATGAACATTTATGCACTATTAGGAAGGGTTATATAATGGCTGATTACACTAAGGCTACGAACTTTGCAGCTAAGGATGCTTTGGCAACAGGGAATCCTCTGAAGGTTGTTGTAGGTACGGATATTGACACAGAGTTTAATGCTATACAGAGTGCTGTTAATAGTAAGGCAGATAAGGCATCACCTACCTTCACAGGAACAGTAACAATACCAACACTAACTGTTAGCGGTACAGCCACCATAGGCACTATCACTGGTGGAACTTATTAAGGAGTAGGGTATGGATAGTATTTGGGAGTATTTAAAAGGGCTGTCTGAAGGTGGTACTTTTGGTAATATTTTAAGTGCAGGTGGTGGTTTAGCACTAGCAGAGGACTATGCTAGAGGCGTAGAAAAAGCTGGTTTAGATGTTTCTACAGCAGCTAACACGTTAGGAACTTCACTGGCTGCTGGATCACAGTTTAAACCATTCACTGTTACTACAGGGTTGTCTACAGTTGATACAACACCTACAGGTGGTTACAACATAAAACTAGACCCTACACAAAAGTTTTATCAGGATGAATTGTTCGGTACAGCAGCAGGGTTGTTGCAGAGTGCTACACAGAATGATGCTACAAGAGAGCAACAGATATTCAATCGTCTACAGGCTATGGTATCTCCAGGACAAGAGAGAGAAGCATTAGAGTTAGAGAATAGGCTGTTTAATCAAGGTAGGGGTGGTGTTAGTACAGCAATGTACGGCGGTACACCAGAGCAGCTTGCAAGGGCTAAGGCTGTTGAAGAACAGCGTAGCACTAATGTCTTTGGTGCTATGCAGCAGTCAATGGCTGAACAAGCTCAGAAGGCTAACATTGGATCAAGCCTGTTCCAGATGGGATACATGCCACAACAGCAGGCAATAGCATCTATGACTCCTGCTATTAACCTAGCTGACATAGCTGGTGCAGGTCAGAGAGCTGGTATACAGGCACAAGGTTTGTTAGGTCAGACAGGTATTGAAGCAAGGTTTGGAGGGGCTAACACAGCAGCAGGAACACGCAGCAACGCCTTAGCAGCTTTGATAAGTAGTTTATCAACCCCTAAAACTGATGCAGCAGGTAACGTACAGCAGTCAAGCATTATCGACAGAGCTTTGGGTGGTTTGTTTGATAAGTTTATTAAGAGGTAAATATGTTAACAAATATACAGAGTTTATTTGCAGATATTCTACAAACACCACAACAACGAGCTATGCAGCTTAGGAATGAAGGATTAACGAGAGCTGAGTTAGCTACGAGAAACTTGTCAGGTGGTGGTCAGTTGTTAGCTCCTTTGATATCTGCACAGGCACAGAATGCTCCTATGATTGAAGACATGATTAGGAGAGGTGTTGGTGGCTTGTTCGGTCAAGACACTCGTACAGAGTCTGAGTCTATTCAGAACATGCTGTCACAGGCTGATACAGCTACACCAGAAGGTCAGCAAGCACTGATAGCAGCACTTCGTAATCAAGGCTATGGCGCTCAAGCTGCACAGCTTCAACAGATGATGTTGGCACAACAGAAAGAAGATGAGCTGGCTGCTTTGCAGAGAAGACAAGTTGAAGCAAGTATAACAGACAGCACAGCCTTGCGTGAAAATCAACGTAGACAGCTTGAGTTAGATTTGTTACGTACTAACGCTCAGATGCAACAAGCAGGCTTTCAAGTAGCTAACGAACAGGGTCAGCTTGATGTACAACGCCGTAACGCTGAATTACGTGCTGAAGAGATTCAAGTTGAACGTGAGCGTATGGAGGCAATGGCTAATCAAAACACAACACAGACTAACAGATTTATTATGGAAGCTACACAGTCTGCTGTAGAAGAAAGAGCTGCTGCTGTAAACATGCTTAACATTGCTTCCACTTACGATAATGTAAGCCCTGTTGCTGGCTTTAGAGGAACTGCTTATCAAGCGTTTAACAACTTCTTGGGTACACAAGGGGACGCTGAACAAATTAAAACTGAATACATTAAACTAAGGAATTCTGTTATAGGAACAGACCTTCCTCCTGGAGCTGCTTCAGATGCTGACATATTGTTGGCTCTGCAAGGATGGCCTCCAGAAAATGCTAATGCTGCTTACATCTCTAGATTCTTACGTGGACAAGCTAAAATGGCAGCTCTTTCTGCTGAACAGAACAAGTTTAAAGCTGAGTATATTAGCAATAACAGAGGTAATGTAGCTGGTTTCATGGATGAGTGGGATTCAAGAATTGCTGAAGAAGGTTTCTTAGAAAGTATTAGCACTAAGTATGGTGTTTCATTTACTAATGAAGACATGCCGTCCAATGATGATGAGAGGACTGCCTTGCTAGAATCATTAGGGGCAGCTACAGAGTCTGAACCACCTAGAACTAGCGGTCAAGCAAGTAGGAGACCACGTAAATGACAGATACAACAAAACAGCTTTTACAAGGAGTTCCTGCTAAGTATTTGCAGAGATTGTCAACGAGTGATCTACGTGCTTTGAGTGAAGGCAACTTAGACAACTTGTCTACAGAAGGTATGAGGACTCTTGTAGCAGGTAAACAAGACTTAGGTGCTGGGGAGTATTTAGACATTGGTACGTCTGTAGCAGGTGCTTTGGGAGGGGCTGCATTAGGCACTGCTATCCTCCCTGGTGTTGGTACAGTGTTAGGAGGGATCATTGGAGGTGCTGCTGGAGCTTTTGGTGGTGAAGTAGCTGAAGATGTTATAGCTAACCGCGACATCAACACTGGATTTGGTCAAGGAGGTGCTGGTAGAGAAGCCGTCATCTCTGCTGGTTTTGATGGTTTATTTCTAGGCGGTGGTAAACTAATTAGAGGTGTTGGACGGGCTATGGGATTTGATGGCTTTAAGATGGCATCTATCTTAGGAAAAGGAAGTTCTCCTGAGCCTATAACACCTCCTGCATTCTTTAATGAATTACCTGAAGGCTCTTTAGAGTCATTACAGCAAACACAAAGATTCCTAGAAAGCCGTGGCGGTACTCTGTTGGGTTCTCAAACAGGCAGGCAAGGTTCTTTTATGCGTTTAGGTGAGAGTATAGCTAATGCAGGTACACTCTCAGCAAGGTACATGAAAGAAGCTGTTGAAAGGAACTCTGAAATCTTTACAGAAGGTTTTAAAGAGCTTGTTGATGGCATAGACCCTCTCTTAGCTAAAACCACTGATGGACTAGGGGCAGCACTCAGCGATGTTATAGTAGGCTCTGAGAGAGCTTTAAAAGACTATTATGGTATAACACTAGATCAAATCAAACTTAAAGCAGGTTCTACAAAAGTAGAGACTACGCTTATATCAAAAACAATTGATAACATACTTAAAGATGCTACAACAGAATTACAGAACACTTTGCAAGATGCTACACAAGGTGTGTTAAATAAGACGGGTTCTGTTTTGACACAGCGCAGTCCTATCATAAACCCTGTAACAATGAACCCGTTTACTTACTCTAAAAGAGCTGGTTTAGACGCTTTGATTGAGTTTCAAAAGAACTTCTCTAATGTTATTCGTAACAAGAAGCCTAGCCTTACTAACGTCAATGCTGATGAAGTGGCATACAGAGAATTGTCACAAGCTGAAGGGCGTATTAAAGAAGCTATTGGTAACACTATAGCAATGATTGATCCTGTACTGGCTCAGAGCTACAGGGGTCTTAATGAGTTTTACGGTAAGACATTAGATAACTTGTACCCTGAAGCAATCTCAACAAGTATCTTAGCAGCAGGAGAAAAGCAAGCGTACACAACATTAGGTAGGATTATCACATCAGCTACAGATATGAGTAAGTTGCGTACACTGATGAGTTCTATTGACACGGTTTTCAGCGCACAACAAAAGATAGGAACAGAGATACTTGGAGATGTAACAACACCAGAAAGAGCTAAGTCTCTTATTCGTCAGTCTTTCTTACATAACATTATTGGCGATAAAGTTTCAGGTAGTGTTGACATTTACAAGTTAACTACGTTAGCTGATGATATTAAGAAACCTAGCAGAGAAGAGTTTTATCGTACTGTGTTGGGAGATAAGTTTAACAACTTTAAGACATTGTTGAATGGTTTAAAGGAGTCATCAGAAGGTGTACCTACAGACTTCTTAGCACTTAGCCTTCGCGGCAGAGAGATATCATCCGGTGCAGGACTCATCAGTGGAACAGCTTTCACAGGTGCTAGTAGTGTTGCTGCTAGTGCTGCTGGTGGTGCTGTTGCAGGCATAGGTGCTGCTATCCTAGCTCCTTTAGCTATCTTCGGTGTTCCTGTTGTGTTAGCTAAGATTGCTACGAATCCTAGAGCAACTAGACGTTTGTTAATGTTAAGTTCCGCAGTCAACAAAGGTGTTCTAAAAGACCCTGAAGTAATTGCGTCACAAGCAGCTAAGGTTTTGTCAGAACTAGGTGCAGAGGATATGCAAGACATAGAGTCTGGTGTTTTTAGTCGATGAGGAAGTAACACAATGAAAGATTCAAAGTTAACTAGAGTAGGAGTTAGCGGCTATAACAAACCCAAGAGAACTCCCAATCACCCTACAAAGTCTCATGTAGTAGTGGCTAAAGAGGGTGATGAGACTAAGACGATCAGGTTTGGACAGCAGGGTGTTAGCGGTGCGGGTAAGAACCCTACGTCAGAGTCTGAAAAGGCTAGAAAGGCATCGTTCAAAGCTAGACATGCTGCTAACATTTCTAAAGGTAAGATGTCGGCAGCGTACTGGGCAGACAAAGTTAAGTGGTGAACAAAAGGCTCTGTAGTCATTGACGGCTACAGAGCCTTTGTTATTTAGACTTCACAAACTCCAGCAACACACGCTAGATTCTGCACACCTTCTGTCACATCCGTAGCCTCTTCCAAGTCCCATGAGAACTGTGTAGGGAATGTCTTCACAAGTTCTTCATACTTCTCTTTAGAGATTGGTTCATACGGTGCTTGTTTGTAAACATGATCATCGTAAGGTAAGAATGATATACCACTGATCTTATCAAACTTGTTATACACCCACTGACCCACTGCTAAGAACTCTGTATCTCTGTAGTAGCATGTCATTGATGGTTTATGTTCACACCAGTAATCTTGGTATATCTCCCACAAATCTAGCTGCTGCTGTGCTGTCATCTCTCCAGCCGTTATAGCACCCTCTGGAGCTGCTTTAGGGAAGGAGAACACCAAAGCATTCTTAGACATCACATCGTTCTCCCAAGGCACTCCAGCGTCCTTCAGGATGGCACATAGAGGGTCTGTAGCGTCTGCCCTAACCCTGCGTATGTAATGACTCGCATAACGAGGGTGAATACCACTGGCACTATCAACCAATTGACTCACTGTACCTGATGGTTTAACACAAGTGATTGCTGTTGATTGTTGTATCCCCATCAACTGTGCATACTCTTTGTTAACACGTACAGATAAGTCTCTCAAACCTTCCAAAACAATCTTTAAGTCTTCTTTGTTAGTCTGTCCAGACAACAGAGGATGATCCATAATCCCTGTCATTGACACACCTAGCAATCTCTCTTCCTCTGTGTTCTTCTGCCAGACACTACGAACATAACGGAAGTTTGTTAACGTAGCCTGCAAAGTCCCTAAGATTGTTGCACATCTAACTTTGTACGCTAAAGACACCAGGGTGTCACCAGGACGTACAATAATCTCTGTCAAGTTACACAGTTGATTAGGACGTAGGATAATCTCAGAACAGGGGTTAGTACCAAAGTCATAGCTGACATCACGCCTGTTGTTCTTAGCAGCTTGTAGCTTAGAAGCCACTCTGTTGAACACTCCACGCTCTCCAGCTTTAGACTTGTACATCTCTTGCCACTCATTCAAGAAGGCTTCAAAGTCTGGCTTCTCTGTGTAGCTGGCTGAGTTATTAGCCAATGCTCTCTGTGGTGCTGTCATCCACCACTCACCTTGCTTACAACGCCTGATACGATCATCAGAGAGGTTAGACAGGCTAATCAATGCTGACCTACGTACACCACCAACAACAACAATGTCAGCAATCTTGCAGCAGATGTCATGACACTCTAGTGAATTAAGCTTACGTCCGGCAGCGGACTTGAATACTGCAACTGTAAAGCTGAATAGATCGACAAGAGGATCAGCTCCAGACGCTCTACCTCCAAAGGTTTTAAGAGTAGCTCCTTTTGGTCTAACACGGGAGACATCCCATTGAGGTACTTTACCTGTATAGAGCAACGATATAAGTTCTCTGAAGGCATTCGCCCATCCGATCTTGCTATCTTTAACGACAATGACTGTATCGGTTTCATGGAACTGCTCCGCTACCTCCGGTAGTTTGTTAATGTACTGCCTCTCAACAGAGAAGCCTACGCCTGTGCCACACATCAAGACATACATCATCTCGTCAAAGGCTCTAGGGTGATCCACTGTCAAGTATGAACAGTTAAAGCCTGCAATGTTGTCACGGTCTAGTGCTTTACCAGCCGTCATCAAAGCTCTCATAGATGGCATCACATCCATGTTAATGATAGCTTCACGCAGCATTGCGTAGTCTGCATCACTAACGACTGTGACACGTTCTTTGAAGAAGTTGATGTATCTGTCTACTGTCTCTGTCCAGGTCTCTCTACGCTTCAGCTCTGGAATGTAACGAGCATAGCGACTCTTATGTATATACGCTGAATAAGCATCCATCATTGTTTTCCTATTAACCTCTGTAAGTACCATTGTGCTTTATCTAAGTCTTGTTTCTTGTTACCTTTGTGGTTACAACGCCACAGGTATTTCATTGCATTACCTTTCAAGTATCCCTGAAACTCTTCTGGTGTCAGCGCAGCTTCTAAGCCTTCTATGCACTCTACACTGCCTGTGTTGTAGTGTGCTGGCTTAGTTACACTGTCATACTTTAAATCGTTTAATGTAACTGTAGAAGGACTCTGTGGTATTCTATAAGCAGTTAATAATTCCCAAGGTTTACAATCTTCATCATACACAATGTTAGCTCCGCAGTGTGTAGCAACTAAATAAACTTTCCGTAGTGGATCATACTCTATTATATCAAACACTTGATCTATTCTATCTGCGTACCATAACAGAGGGTCTTTACACCCTGTTATCTGTATGTTTGTAATCATAAGTCAACTAGCTCCTCTGCCAACTCTTCAAGCCTATCAATGATCTTATCTTCAAACCGATCAATGATGTCTTCAGCATTTAAGTCTAGAACTTCTAAGACAATTACTTCATCAAGTCTCATCAGTTTATGTTTAACTTCTTCCAATGTTAATGCCATTTGAATTCCCGTATTTGCGTTTCAGGTATTTAATACTAACAGGCATCTCATCAAAACTACCATTAACCACATCGTTTAACATCCACACACCTGACCAGCTACCATTAGTTTGTGGTGTTAAGTAGTCTTCATCATGTTCATAAAAGATACCAGCGAATAGTGTTGTTATGTCACTGCCGTCAGCCCTGCGTCCAAAGGCTATGTCTCTATCTTGCACATGTCCTTGCACACATGACATCATCTTCTTAGTCATCAGCAGTCTTGCACTGCTCACTGGTCTACCCATGATACCACTGGTGAAGTAGTGACAATAGGCTACACCATCTATCACTATGGGTTGTAAGAATGGTATTACTTCCCACTTGTGCTGCACTAGATTAAAATCGTCATACTTCAACAATCCATCTAGCTTAGAGTCAGCGTTTATAGCTCTCTCAATTCTATTCTCATGGTTACCTAAAGTAAAAACTAATCTAGGTTTCCAGAGCTTCTTCTTGTTAGCACGTAGTCTTTCAATCTCTGCATCAATGTAGGACATCATTATGTCCATTGCTTCATTACCTACAGTTATATCGTGTATGTATCGTCTACCTTCAAAGGCTTTCTTACCTACATCGTAACTAGACAGTGAAGGCATGTCCCAGTGATCGCCAATGTGTATGATGACATCAGGTTTCTTATCGACAATGTATTGACCTAGCCAATGAAACCTACGTAAATCTTGTCCTGGTTTAACTTGTGTGTCAGGTATAAGGAGGTGCTTTATCATAGTGTTCCATTCCAGTCATCATCGTCTTTGTTGAAATCATAAAGAAACCAAGCTGTTACTAACACTGTCACCAACACTATCAGCGAATACTCATACACAATCGACACTCTCCGTTTTCTTAGGTGTGTAGCATTTAAACTCTGATACAGATAGAGGCAGTCCTACTTTCTTAGCTTCCTCTATCACCTGCTCTGTAATAGTTCTGCTACACTTATCAGACCATACACAAGTGCTAGACAGACTACAGAATGTCATGTCTCTGTAGCTAATCATTTTCTACTATCTCATCAAAAGAGAACCAATCGTTAATGTCATTCATCACAGCCATCTGGATAGCATCTATTACCGCTGTTTCAGAAGGAGCCTCAGTGTGCTTATGAGCGCGTGTGTACCCGTATTCAATGCCTGATCTCACCGCCATTTCTAGCAAAGCATATTCTTTAGCTCTCATAAGCTCTCCTTAATAAACACACCTTCAGCATTCAAGTAACCTTTCCTGTCTTTGATGTCATTCCAAGCATGTTTCAAACAATCTTCTAAACTGTACCCAGACATTACAGCTATGTTGTTCAACACCACTAAGCAATCACCTATGTCATCTGCGACATCCTTACCCTTAGCTACGTTGTCTGCCAGCTCTCCCATCTCACTCACCAGCTTCAGCGTCTGTGTTGATATCTTACCGTTAGTCAAGATACCTCTTTCCTGGCTCCATGCTGTCACTAGGTCTACGTATCGCTCTAACTGTGTATTTGTATTCATCACCACTCCTTATTCAATAAAAAAGACTCTACACTCAACGGACTTTTAGCTGCATAACCCTGCGGATTGGTTAAGGTTGATTATTTGTGTAGAGTCGTTAACTGTTAATCGTGTTTCCTAGCAGCTCTCTCTTGTGCTGTCTTAGTCTTATGACATCCCTTACACAGAACTTGTAAGTCATCAACTTCACAGAACAGCTTACGACAGAACTCACCTAAATCTTCATACTCTTTAAGACTACCTGCTGGTGTCTTATGATCTACTTCAACTTCAACACCTTTGAACCACTGCTTACACTGAGCGCACTTGTATTCAAACCTGTGCTTCATACCCTTCACTGTCTTCTCTGCTGCTTTCTTAGCTTTGAACTTTGGTGGGTAACGATTGAATGCGCTTCTCAGTGCTGATCGAATGAATCCAAAGTAGCGACTCTTCGTCCATGTGTTGTCTACGTGTGTCTTCTCACCTCTAGCCATTAGCATTCTCCACAACCAACACAGGAGGTTCCCACATCTGCCCAGCCTCTCGGCGCAGCCAGAGCAGTCTAGCATTCTCTAGCACTCTGTCAGCACCTAGTATCTCTACACAAGCGTTGTACATCTCCACCTCTGTCTTACCTTCTAACAGAGCCTTAGACTTAACAGCTCCTATACCCGCAGCACCTATGATGTTGTCAATCCTATCGCCTATCAAGATTGAACAATAGAAGGTTAATGTTGCTTCTTCCTGCGTCACTGTTATCAACGTGTCTTTAACAAAGTTGTAATGCTTACCTGGCACTTGCAGGAAGTCTTTGTCAATGCTGGCAATGATAGCATCAGGATAGAGAGCAGTAGCTTTTATGGCTATGGTGTCATCAGCTTCTTCGCCAATGGAGAGGTCTGCTTCCCACTTCAACAGCATGTGGTTACGCAGGGCAGTGTAGTGTACAGGCTTGTCTGACTTCCTGTTACCTTTGTAGGGAGCTGTTACAGCTATCTGCTCTCTGAAGTTACCCTTGCCTGACAAGAACAACTTATACTCTGTAGCACTGTGTAGTGGGCTAGTGAGGATTTCTGATATAAAACTATCTAATGTCTTTAGTGCATTCTCTTCTGTTTCACTGTTACATGAGTAACCTACTCTGTAACACAATATGTCTGCATCAATTAACAACATTGTATTCCCCTTAAGCAGGCCACTTCCCTGTGACCCGTGATGTTAATTACACAGCTTCATCTAAGTCATAAGATGAATCACCGTTACCATCATCATAGACAACCAAGTCTGTAATAACCAGTTTCAGAAGGGAGGGGGAGCGTCCAGCTTTGGTCTTGAATGTCCAATCGTAGCTGCCCAGAACACACTTAGCTTTAGAGCCATTGCCTACAGCAAAGCCTACTTCAGTACCGTTGGTGTCATACGCTTTGATTGGGTTGTTAGACTTCACAGTGATGAAGCTATTACGATCATCACCTTTGTTGGCTACTTTCATGCCACGCATTTCAATCTCTTTGACAGCAGCGTCAGTGAGGTTGGTGAGGTCTACTTGATACTTACCAGACATATCATTCTTGTGATCTAAGCAAGCCCAGAACACTGTTGCATTTACTACTAGTGGCTTATCCATCTTTACATCTCCTAAGTTAATTGGTACATCTCTATAATGATACTACAAACAACGTGTGTCAATAAATTAATTGTGTCAATGTGTTTCAGCCCAGTTAGCTCCTACTTTGTAAGCACCATCAAGAGGACACTTCATGTTAAAGAACTCTCCAGCCTCTACAATGCTCTGCACAGCACACCTACCAACAGCATCAGCAGCCCATGCAGCACATTCAAGCTGCCATTCATCATGCACATTAGCTACAAACCTGGCAGGTAGTTTGTATTTGTTAATCTTGTCATTCAATATCACTAACGCTTGCTTCATTACAATAGCTCCAGCACCCTGAAGCAATGTGTTCAATGCACTATGTTCACTACGGACACGCAGCACTCTACCGTCTAATCCCTTCAGCGTCCCTGTAGATGCCTCCTTCTGCACCCTTCTCTTCAATGCTGCTAGTGCTGGTGTATTCTCTAAGAAGCGTTGTGTCAATCGTGTACCGTCTCTAGAGTTACCACCAACAATACTACCGATCTTCTCAGCACCTGCGCCATACAAGAATGCGTAGATAAATGTCTTCGCCTGACTCCTTGTCTGCAACCCTGCTGCTAGTTGATTAGATGTGTGTATGTCACCACCTAAGAGTTCTTTCGTATACCCTGCATCATCCATGTAATGCGCCAGCATACGTAGTTCTAAACCACTAGCGTCTGCACCAACTAACACACAGCCTTCATCAACTGTCCAGCAGGCTCTGCACTCTTCACCGTACAGCTTACCCACAGCAGGGACTTGAGCCATGTTAGGGTTGCTGTGTGTCATCCTACCCGTGACAGCTCCGTTGCTCCTGACTCTACCGTACACTCTACCGTCTGCCTTAACCTCTTGCAGCCAGCTATCAATCTGTGATGTACGCTTCTGTAATGTCAAGTATTCAACCACTAACTTAGCTTCTGGTAGATCAATATCAGCTAACGTATCCTCATTAATAACTGTACTACCCTTCTCAGTTTCTTTAGAGAACACAGCACCTAGACTCTCTAGTCTCTCTGCAATCTGCTGACGACTACCTGGATTGAAGTGTGTCACCTTCTCCTTCAATGGCTTACCCGTCTTCTCAGATACTCGCTGCTCAACTATTGGTGGGAAGACTACTTGCAACTCTTGTTCAATCACTTTCATGCGACACATCAATGTACTGTACAACGTGTTAGCCTTCTCAAGATCAAGCCTAAACCCTGTGTCCATCTGCTGCTGTATTATCAAAGCTACCTTGTGTTCCAGCTCAATGCTGTAGTCACTAAAGCCTTCATCATTCAACGCCTTTGTCAACCACTTATACAAATGCTTTGTTAATGATACATCCTGTTGACAGTATTCAATCATCTGCGGTGTTAATCCACCATCATAGTCTGTGAAGTCTATCTTGTGCTTACCAAGCCTCTTACCCCAAGCATCCAGACTGTGACCACCATCAATGCTGGGGTTGTATAGGCGTGACATCACCAACGTATCTACAAGGCTCTGTGAGGGCAATACAGCGTCCCACACCTTACCCAGTACCTTAGCATCAAAGCCTATGATGTTATGCCCTATGAAGCTGTCATAGCCTTTAATGACACCTGTGAAGTGTGCTGCGTCTGTAGATGTGTACTTTACACCAGAGTCTACGTCTTCAGCGCAGTTACACCAGATTGTGTCATGCTTTAGGTTGGTCTCTATGTCTAACACTAACTTCGTATTCATTATAAACCTCTAACACTTGTTCACGTTCACGCTGTTTGTTGTGATCTCTGATTGTTGATTCAATTTCAGCTATCCTAGCATCAACTTGATACTGATTACGCATAATTAAATAATCTTTTAACTTTGACACGATAAACCTCCGAAAGTTACGTCAATACGCATTGGGATAGTCCAATAAGTGTTGGTTCCACGTTTGCGTATAGACAATCCAGCCATTTCAGGGTCTATGCAATACCTACCCACAGCCTGCTCCCCTTTCCTGTGTTTATCAAACATGGCTAAAGTAGAAAAGTATTCACCACAAGTGGGACACATACATCGTTTACCTACGAGTGTTGCCTTTGTTCTAGTCTGCTGTTCATTCCTGGTGTTCATCACTCACCTCCCTTGCCTGCTTCTGCGGAAATCAACTCCACGTTTGCCCGCATTGCTTTCTCTAGCGGATTGTCGGAGTGGTCTAATGCGTAAGACACGGATTCAACCTCCCACGTCCTACCCCTTATGCTGATAAATGAACCGGGCGCAGGGACTATCGACGACTCGACCCAAGCAACCATTCCTTTCCCACTGTAGTATTCCACTCGGTCTTTGTTAGCCACGATCCGTCCCCTTGCCTGCTTTCAGCAGTACTTGGTATACCGCCTCAGGTGCTGCGTCCATATAAGCTGACGCCATTTCATATGTATCAGCGGCTCGAAACTTTTCCGCGTATTCATGGATAACGGTTCGCATTGCTGACCACTGCTTTCCGGTTAGTTCAGGAACCACCGGCTGACGTTTTTTAGCTTTATACTTTAATCGTGCAGCACAGTAAGGGCATGTATTGTCACGGCATGATTGCGAGAATGATGCCGAGCCTCGATACTCCTGCCGCTTTTCTTTTCCATGCTTAATGGCCTTGTCCAGACTCATACCGTCTCCTTGCCTGCTGATAGCAGATCAGCATCTGCGTAAAGCCTAAGCTCAAAATCTTTAGCTAACTTCAAATTTTCTGATGCTTCCGTGTGCCATATATTTCCATTTACAATGCTCAAAATGTGAACCATTTCAGGAACCACCGGCTGCGGGGCTTTGTAATACGTACCGCTCATGTCGTTTGGTTTATTACATCCGTAAGCTGGTGCATTATTGCCGTGACAGGTAAAAACCACAGGCTCCCCGCCTTGCAGGGCTTGGGCAATCTCTCCGAGCCTCAACACAAAATCAGTGTTTGGGCTTTCGCCGTACACATGCACAATACGGTCGCGTATCCATTCTAAAAACTCTCTGTCACTCATTGCTCCACCATCCTATAGTCTTGTTCTTCAACTGTGAAACTTCTTAGCCCTGTCCTGTCTTCAAGATCAATAGTAGCTGTGTGATCTGAGCAATTCAAGCACAAGTCTAAGTAATCTTTAGTCCCTGCGTATCTCCTGGTTTGTTCGTAGTCTGTTAACGCTTCGTCGCAGCTTAAACATCTCATCATTCATCCCCTTTATATACTAACGCAGTTGCCATCACTAATATTAACGACATCAGAAAGTACTCCATCAAAACACCTCTACACTTCTGCCGCTGACATTATCATAAAATAACATGCAACACATCCCTGTCTCACCACTAAATCTATTCTTCAGCACTCTAACGTGTGTTGTGTTTTTCTGTATTAAATCATCAGCTTGCCCGTCTCTCTCCAATCCTATGACAATATCTGATAGCTGTGCAATGCTGGCACTGCCGCGTAGCTGGCTTAGTGACGTACTACTACCCTCTTCGTGACCAACACCCTCCTTACGCTTCAGGTGACTCACCAATATCAAGGCTATGTCACTCTCTGCTGTCAGCATACGCAGCTTAGTCATGCACTCATCAATAGCCTTACGCTCATCACCATTGCTCTGAGCAGAAACAATAATACTGATGTGATCTAGGAATATATAACGACAATCCAAACCCTTAGCCATGTAACGTACACGCGACACGATGTTGTCTATGTCTGTCGATCCAAAGTGGTCAAACATAAACACTCTACCATTACCAATGGTGGCATCAAAAGCTTGCTTACGCTCCTGCTCAGTGCTGACAGTGGTTGGTAGGTGCAGAGTCTTGTTAGCCTCAAGTGACATCAACGACAACCCTGTCTTTCGTACACTCTCTTCCAGCATCAGCATACCTATGTTGACATCTGTGTGCTTGATAATGTGATGAGCCAACTCTCTTACAAACTGAGACTTACCCAGCCCACTACCGGCTGTGATAGTAACTAGTTCACCTGTCCTGATACCGTAAGTAATCTTATTTATACCAGCCCACGGGTACTGCACAGGTGCTTGCTGCACAGGTGAGTTAACCTCTTCCCATAGCGAGTCAGCACAGACAATACCATCAGGGATATATCGTTCAGCGTCCCACCACTGCGACATGAACAGCTTATCCTGCCCCTTCTGCAAGTAGTCGCTGGCATCCTTGTAGCCTGCTGCGTGTTTAACAATCTTACACTTACCACCAAAGAGCTGTGCCACTTCTACAGCAGCCTTCTGACCTGGTTCGTCACCATCAAGGCATAGCACGATGTTCTCAAAGCTGTTTAACCACTCATAAGCAGCCTTGCAATCCTTCAGCGCAGACGTTGCGCCGTTGCGTACACTGACTGCCGGATACTTACTACCCATGAGCTGGTATGCAGACAGTGCATCATATTCACCTTCGACAATGGTGACGT